ATATTTATCGCGTTAAAGAACTCAATCGGCTTAATGTCGAGGAAACCCGATGGGAACGTAGCGGCGATGACCACTGGTTACATGCCACGGTCTATTGGAGGACCGGCATGGACAAGTTTGGTATGGGAGGTGGGAAAGTTTTAAATAGTTTTGAAGTCTCGCCGTCTATTCCTGTTGCTCCTGAGGTGAGAAATGGAAAAGTACCGATTATTCCTCAGCAACAACACGAAGAAGACTGGAGAAATGCTTAAGTATGACAAACACTAAGTTTAAAGTTGTCTGGAAAGATACAAAAATTATTGATGGCCCATTCTCTATATTCGAATTATTTGAGTTTTTAGGAGAATATAGCAAGTCAGTCGCAGATTGTATCGAAGTTATAAGAGGTACCGGATTAAAAGATCTAGATGGTGATGAGATTTACGAGGGAAATATCGTAAAAGGGAGTAGGCCAGAACATTTCAGTGTAAGCGGAGATTTTGTTGCTGAGGTAGTAGAGAAAGATGGGTGTTTCTTTATTAAAGATGAAAAAGTGTTAGGTCAAACTTGGACTTCCAATGAATTAGGTAATCAAGGGGTTAATTATAACTTGGTTTACCAGATGAAGAATTTAAAAGTTATCGGTAATATTTATCAGAATCCAGAATTATTAAAATAGTTTTAAACAATCAAACTTGGCGATTAAACCTGCATTATGGGATTGCTCGATGCGTTTTATTCGCTAGGTAAAAATATCAATAAATCGAAAGAAGGGCCTCAAGGGAACGCGGAGGGTGTTTCTTCGCCGTCTACGGATGAACTGACGTTAGAGACGCCGGATGAGGAACTTATTATTTTAAAAAATGACTGGTTGAAGCGGTGGAACGACAGCGTGAAGGTTACCAAGCTCAGCAGCAGCCAGAAGCTCGTTGAAAAATACTGGAAAGGTGAACACTACGATGAGAAAGGTGAAAATCGTCCGTTGGCTGATAACATTCTGTTCCAGGCCGAAGAGACGTTTCTACCGCTCGTTTGCCGTGAAAATCCTGATCCGTCCGTTGAATCAGCAAGTAACAGCGAAGAGGGGATTAAGCTGGCATATAACGTGCAGAAAGTCCTACAGTTCCAGGCTGATCGTACGAAGTTAAAGATTAAAATTCCGAATGTCGTACGGTACTGGTCGCTGTATTTCCTGGGTGTCGGCAAGGTTGGTTTCGATATGCAGCATAATGATATTTCGTTCGCTGCGCTTCGTCCGCAACAGCTGATCCTTGATCCAGATGGGTATATCGAAGGTTGTGAATACCACGGTGCATTCCTCGGTGAATATCGTGAGGATGAGGCTAAGGACTTGATCCTAAGATTTCCAAAACAGAAAGAGTACATCAGTGAGGTCGTAAACGGAAAGATGGGCACCAAGATCACCTACATCGAATGGTGGACGCCTGATTATGTCTTCTGGACGTTGAAAGAGAAAGTTCTCAATAAATCACAGAATCCGCATTGGAACTACGATACCGAAGAGAAGTCTACCGATGAGCTGGGTAACGAAAGTGTTCAAACGGTACCGGGTAAGAATCATTTCATTGTTCGCAAGATACCGTATATATTCCTTTCGGTGTTCAATCTCGGTACTCAACCTTGGGATGATACGAATGTCTTGTACCAGAATATCTCGTTACAGGATCTCATTAACAAACGTCTCAAACAGATTGATAAAAACGCTGATTATACGAATAACGGCATTGTTGTTTCGGGCGATCATTTCACGAAAAACGAAGCCTCACGTGTTGGTGAAGCATTGCGCAGCGGTCAAACTGTGTGGGTGCCGACCGGAGATGTAACTAAAGCGGTAAATCGCTCAGCTGCTCCGAACCTCGCCCCGCAAGTCTACCAGTCGCTTATCGACTATCGTAACGAATTACAGAACATTTTCGGTGTTCGCGGTATTACCCCGCAAGGAACGATGGATGAAAAGACCGTACGCGGAAAGATTGTTATCAAAGGTCAAGATGCTGATCGTGTATCACTCATCGTGTCGCACTTAGAACAGTTTGCTGATGACGTATACAACTGGTTCGTCCAGCTTATGTATGTGTACTACGACACGCCGCATGTAGCCGCAGTTCTTGGCAAGGAGAAGGCGATGGAATACGTGGAATTACAGAAGACCGATTTTGTCACCACGCTCATTGTCGGTGTTAAACCAGGTTCGATGCTGCCGAAGGATCAACTGACGAAAGCTAACCAAGCAGTTGATCTCTGGAGTGCCGGTGCGATTGACCCGATAACACTGTATGAAATGCTCGATTTCCCGAACCCGCGCGATCAAGCTATGAAACTCGTGCTCTGGAAGAGTAACCCGATGGCTCTGTTTGGACAGCAACAGCCCATGCAACCTCAGCCAGCGCAAGAACAACCACAGCAAGGGCAGCCACCACAGCCTGAACAGCAAATGCCACAGAACAGTCAGGACATTCTTAATCAAGTACCTATTCAATAATATGCCGAGCTTAGTATCTGATTCAGAATACGAAAAACAGGAAAAAGCCTTAAACGACAAACTTAAATCCCTAAACGAGAAAAGCGATAATGTTTTGATCGATGAAATTGTTTCACGTGAGGAAACAGAAGATAATCCGGAAGTACAAATGCGTTGCCGGATCTCACGCAGATTATTAGACGAAATGCTTGACGAATATGAAGAGGGAGAAATGACCTGGGATGAAGCCTTAAAAGAATTTTTCGCAGCAATGAAACAAATTTAAGATTATGGAAAAGAAACTTACCGAAAAAGGAAAAGCTGAACTCGAGGATCTTAAAAGCCAATACGGTGAAGAAATAGGCGAAGAGATCTTCGAGAACACCCGCGAACCGAATGACGGTACCGTGAGATAGAAAACAACAAAACTTGGCAAAAACACTTTTAGAGGTAGTACGTAAACCCCTAAGAGTCTGATTTTCTGCCAAGTTATTCAGATTCTAATGGTTTACGCCCTGCCTCCAAAAGGTAGGGCGTCTTTGGTGCTTATATTAGCCGGAATTCACCATACCGGCACAAACAATTCATATGGACGAAAACTCCATGGACGCGGTCGTTGAAGAAACGACACCAGAGATGGAAAACTCTGCCGAATCGTCACCGGAAGAAAACCAAATGGAACAACCGCCGTCGTCTCAGGGCGAAACAGCGCAAGCTGTGAATGCTGAGAACGAAGATAATTTACCGTTCCATAAACATCCTCGTTTTAAAGCGCTCATCGAGGAGAAGAACAAGCTTCAGTCAACGCTGAATGAACTTCTGCCGTTGAAGGAAGAAATTGAGCGTCTTAAGACGCAGCCGGTTGCCACTCAATCAGCTCGTCAACCCATTCCTCAATGGTTCAGCGCCTTATACGGCGAAAACTCTGATGCCTGGTCAGCCTATCAATCGCACTCCCAAGAAGAGCGCAAACAGATGATGGCCGACATCAAGGATGAACTCAAACGCGAACAGCAACGCGAGGCCCAAGAAAGCCAGAAATGGAATACCTGGATCGAAGGACAGCTTACCGAGCTTAAAAGCGAAGGCAAGCAGTTCGAACGCAATGAATTCCTTAAATTCATGCGTGATTACAGTCCGGTAGACCACCAAGGCAATTACGACTTTAAGAAGGGGTTTGAGCTCTATGAGCTCAAAAAACAGTCTGAAAGCATCGTGAAAAATCAAGGGCGTAAATCGATCGCTGCCGCCACCATGAGTTCTCGTCCCGGAGCTGAACCTAAAAGCAAAGATTACGTAACACCGAAAGATCTGCGCGCGAAAGGATTGGGTGCATTCCTTAATTAAGTATGGCTTTTAGCAATCGTGTAACAACGACTACCAATCAATACATCATGCCGAAACTGGTTGATACCGTTTTGAACTCCAACCCGTTGGCAATGCGTCTTATCTCCGCCGGTAAGAAATGGCGCGGTGAGACGTTGAAATTCCCTCTTAAATATCAGAAGAACACGACCGGTACTTCGTTTTCCGGTTTCGACACGTTCTCGACCTCTGCGATTGATAACCGTGTGAACCTTGCGTTCAATCCGAAGTTTTACCAGATCACGGTTTCCTTACCGCTCGATGAAGTCTCGGTCAACACGCTGAACAATGACGAACAGATTTTGAACCTCATGGATACGCAGGTCCAGACCTCCGCGCAGGATATGGCCGACGACATCGGCACGCTCTTGTACGGTGACGGCACTGGCAACAGCAACAAGGACTTCACTGGTCTCGGCGCCATGGTCGACGACGGTACGAGCGTTTCCACCTACGGTGGTTTGTCTCGTTCGACCTACACCACGATCAAATCCACGGTCACCGCTTCGGGCGGCACGTTGACGCTCGCGAAAATGGCGACGCTCTACAACTCGATCACTTCCGGTGCTCAGAAACCGACTATCGGTATCACGGATGAATCGACGCTCGCTCTTTATGAACAGCTCTTGCAACCGCAGGAACGTATCGCGAAAGACGTATCGATGATGCGTAAACCGGGTGCTTCGATGGCTGAACCGGGCGCTGCCGCTTATTCGATCGGCACGGGCGCGACTGGTTTCTACTACCGCGGTTTCCCGATCATCGCTGACGAAAAGTGTACCTCTGGTTCCTTGTTCTTCTTGAACGAAGATTTCATCCAGTGGTACGCGGTTCCGGTCGCCAAGGAATTCGGCGGTCCGATCAAATACAGCCCGGTCGAAATCGAAGGTAACGACTATGACAAACAGCTTGGTCTCGGCTTCTCGTGGAGCGGTTGGATCAAACCGACCAACCAGGGCGCGATCATTGGCCATGTCTATCTTGGCGGTGACTTCATCTGCACTAACCCGAAACGCCAGGGCAAATTGACCGACATCACTTCCGTTTAGTTTTAAGTCATCTAATTCCATAATTTTATGGCTTACAAATGGGAAGATTATGACCCGGTAGGTAAATATCAAACTGCATGGACGACCGATAAAAATATGGTCGTCGGTGGAACGCTCGCGGTAACGGGTGCGGCCACGTTCTCCGGTGCGATTACGCAGAAAGCGAACGTCGTATCGGGCAGTGGCGCAACGGTTACGTTGACGGCTGCTCAGAGCGGCTCAACGGTCCTCATGGACCGTGCTGCCGGTATCGTTTTTACGCTTCCGGCTCCGGCCGCAGGCATGTACTTCGATTTCTTGGTCACGACTTCTGTTACCTCGAATTCGTACAAGGTCATCACTGATGCAGGTACTACGCTTTTAGCTGGTTCGCTCATCAGTATCGACACGGATAGCTCTAACGCAACCGTCGGTTTTGTTGGTAACGGCAGTACGCATATCGCCGTGACCATGGCCGCTGCGTCTTCGAACGCAACGGGTGGTCTTATTGGCACCTGGCTTCGCTTTACCTGCGTTAGTTCAACGCTCTGGTTAGTCGAAGGAATTGTGCAGGGCGCTGGTACTGTTTCGACTCCGTTCGCTACGTCTTAATACTTTAATCTCAATATCTCTATGTCTTACTTGACTGGTGATCTCATGATTACCGCCGCCGATCTGACGGCAAATACCTCGAATCGGATGCACAAACTCGGTGAACGCGCTGTTACTCCGGATGGTCGCTCGTTCCGTTATTGCAAGGTCGGTGGCACGTCTCTTGTCCCCGGTAAGCTCTACCAAGCTCCGGTTGAAGTGACGAACCATGAAAATCTCACCCCGACGGCTGCTTCGATCGGTGATACGACGTTGACCGTTACGCTCGGAAACACCGCTGCTACGGCTAACCAGTACGCTGAAGGATGGGTGATGGTAACCGTTACCCCCGGCCAGGGCTATCAGTACAAGATTAAAAGCCATCCGGCCGCTTCCGGTAACGCAACACTTGTTTTGACGCTTGAAGATCCGATTCAGGTTGCTCTTACCACGTCTTCTCGTGTTGACTTGGTCGCTAACCCGTTTAGCGCTGTGATCGTCAACCCGGCGACCGCTACCGCTGCCCCGGTTGGCGCAGCTGTGTATCCGGTAACGAACGCACAGTATGGCTGGCTTCAAGTCGGTGGTCCGGTTTGTCTGCTTGCTGACGGCGCTATTACTGTCGGCACTTCGCTCGTCGCTTCCAACGCTGTTGCTGGTGCTGTTGAACCCCTCGCCGGTGTTCAGGCTGCCATGGGCGTTGCAATGACTGGTATTGCTGATACCGAATACGGTGCAGTAATGCTGAATCTTCGCTAAGAAATTAAGGCTTCGGGGGTGTGCCACAAACACCCCCGCTCGGGTGCTATTAAAACCGACTCACCCACGGTTAAGAAAAAAATATGAATGCAATCTTGTTTACTAACTGGACTAACGAAGATTTCTCCCATACGTGGAATGGTGAACCGTATGACTTCAAGAAGGGTAGTTCCATGCTCCTTCCGAGTTATTTAGCCGAGCATTTCGCGAAACATCTGGTTGATCGTGAACTTCAGAAAATTAATCTCACGGTGAATCATTTCTCTCGCCCGCAGTATATTTCGAAAACGCTCGGAACCAACGCCATTGAAGCCCCGTCCCCTGAAAAACTTGAAATTGAATTGCTCAACAACGAAGAAAAACCAGAAATTGTCCCGGAAAAAAAAGTTGTTAGCGATGTAAAGAAATTCTGCGACACGTGCGACAGCAAGGGTGTCAGACACAAAACCGGTTGTCCGAAACTTAAAAAATCCGACGATGAGAAATTCGCCGGTTTAAATGATGGTGTATGAGCAAAAATTCGGGCGTCTTCATAACTGCCAATTTACCAGTTGATGCCTCGAGACGTGCCATCCAGGTGGCGAATAGTTTTTCGACCGCTGATGCGACGGCTTCCCCGAAAACTTCTCCGTTGGCGTATTCAAGCTCGATCATTACTCTCACTGTACCAGATCGCGCAGTTCAGGTTGTTCTGAAACCTTCCACCGCCTTACGAGTATCTGAGTCTTCGTCGGCTACGACGTATGACGTCATTGCGGCCAACGCTACTGAGACGTTCCCTTGCGCTGGCATGCAAAGCATCTATATCGTCCGCGACTCAGCTGACGGAACACTGAATTTTAAATTCCTGTCAGTGTAACGATATGCAAACAGATGCCCTTGATACGCTGGTGAGCGAGCTACAAAAAAATGGCTATTTCGAGCACAAGAAAATGTCTGAGGAGACGAGAAAAGAATTCGTAAAGATCGAAGACAATCTCGATACGATCAAGACCCTGATAAACAAACGGGTTCCTTGGAAGGCGTATATCGCCATTAGTGCTAGCGTGCTCGGGTATTTGACTGCTCTCCTTGGAATTGTGTGGTCAGAAGTTAAAGATACGAATAGCAATGTCAAGCTATTCGATTCCACGGTGTACGAGATTAAAATTGAATCGTTCAAGCTGAATCAACGTATCGATGCCGTTGAAAAACAGCAATCGTTAATAACGAATATCTTAAATTCGAAATAATATGACTAAGAAAAAACAGCCTAAGAAGATCGGATATGTTGGTTTGACGAGCGGTGCAGTGAGCGGTGGTACTGCGGGGACTTCACAGCCGAAAACGTATCCGAATCCGCCCACCCGTATCGGAGGTAAAAAGAAAAAATAATCGTATGGATTTTCCTGTTAAAAATACCGGTGTCATCCATGAAGTCCTACAAGGCGCTTATGTTATTGGTGATCCGAAACGTGAATACGAGCGCGTTGTTATTGCTGAAGACGGAGACCTACGCAAATACCGCCCACCGGAAGAGCGCCAAAGCAGTCCACGCCCAACGCTCGGACAATTATATGACTCCATGAGTTGCGTCTCGCAAAGTAACGGTAGCGCAGTCGAAACTGATGTAAAAGCTTTGTTAGTTGAAGATAAATTGCCGCTTGGACATGAGAAATTTCTTCGTACTAGAGGTTTTTTGAATGATAAAAATGAAATGAACGTCGATGAACAGATGCTTGCCAAAGAATCCGGTACTACGCCCCAGGGAAATTCTATGGATCGTGTTGCAGAAACCGGTCGTAAAATCGGGTACGCCCCCGGACGATTCTATGACTGGGAGAAATTCACCTGGGACAGTTACTATGCCCCGACGCCGGAGAGTCAGTTAAAAATCGGTCAGGAATGGAACGAATATTTCCAAGTATGGCATTACTGGCTGATCATGGGATCAAACGGTGGAGCGGACGCAGTCGTCCCAGTATTGCAGCAGAATCTTAAATACGGAGCGATCCAAATCGCTAATAACACGCATGCGTTCTTGAATCTTTATGCGAACGGTACAAAAGCGACCATGTTCGATACGTACCCGCCGTTTTTTCGGGATGAACGTGAGTTTAACGTCAATCCGGTGTGGGCGAAACTGATCGTTGTGACGATTAAAGGCGACAAGCCAAACATCCCATATTTCCCGTATTTCGAGAAGAAGAAAGGCCAGGTCGGAATTGCGGCATATCACAAAGCCACTGACAAGATGATCTACTACGAAAACGGCGATGTGTTCCAAACAGTAAGCGGAGAATACTCAAAAGCTAAGCTCGTTGATGAGTGGTCGCGTGAGATTGATATGACAAAAAAAATTACTATCGCTAATCAATAATTCTATGAATGAATTTTACGTTAAATTACATGAAAAAATGCCTGTTATTAAACATTATGCGTTGAGTTCATTGATTACGTTCTTAACGGGATTTTCTCTTACGGTAGCCGCTCAAATCAATACATTGAATTTAGAATCACTTGAAAATGGTGCCGCCGTCGCACTTATTATCACGGCATTGCGCGCGGGGTTGAAGATGTTGATTGAAGCCGCAGTAAGTTGGCTAGCAGCGAAAAAAAACAAATTCTAATTATATGCGTCTCCTCAAGCCTAACGAAGTATCATTTTTACAACAGAGTAAAGTCGATATTGAAGTTAAACAGATTGAGGATCTCACGAAACGCTTGTTGTCGGTACAGAAGAAAATAACCTTAGCTGAAGATGAATTTCACAAGAAAAAGGTCTTCATAGCCCAAGAATTGAACAAGATCTGTTCGGAATATAAACAGAGAGAAACTGAACTTCTTAACGAACTGGCGGTGTTAGAGGAACGTAAACGTGAAGCAAAAAGACCTCTTGATAGTTACCGGGAACAGCTCGCCTTAAGAGAAAAAGAACTCATTGAACGTGAAGAAAAAAACAACGTGTTTAACAGATCAATCACGTTACGAGAAGAAAAACTTGTTGAGGACAGTAAGCGGCTGGAAGTTGAAAAAGAAACCTTAACACAGCGTATGCGTGCAATTGAAGACGCAGAAAAGGCCAGTAAAGAGACACTCGAGCAATCGTATCGAAAACTTTCTGAAGCTCAGGAATACCAAGAACAGGTCAGTCAAGATTGTGAACAGCAGATGAACGAACTGAAAAAACAAAAAACAGAAAACACCATCATTCTGGAACGTACGAGATCTGAACGCATAATCATCGACGAAAGAATCAGAGAACTCGAGAAATTGCGTGAAGAAGTAAATATAAAATTAGCACGAACGAACTATGTCAAAAATTGATGATAACAGAACGTACGTCATGCTTGCCGAAGACCCAAACGGTCTGGCTGCTATTGTAAAAGCGTCGGCGGCAGGGGAATTGTTGATTGAGTTTGTTATGGACGGTTCGTTTTCTGGTTCGACTGCGCCGAAGATTGATAACAATCGGACGTATGTTTCTCTTGCTGAAAACCCAAGCAACGCCATCCTGCCATTAAACACCGATAGTAACGGTTGGCTGATTATTGATACGACTAATTTAATCGTTTCTTAAAATAACTTCACAACATAAACTTGGCCCTAATTTAAGCTAAGTTTATGGCTGTCCAAAACGCAAAAATTGATAATAATTTTCACAAAACATTGCTGGGCGTTGATGAAACGACTGGCGAACCCCGGCGTTTGCAAACCAATTCTTCCGGTGCGCTCAAGGTAACTGGTACCGCGACGATCACGAATAACAGCTCAACGCAAAAGATTAAGGTTGATAAAAACGGAACACTCGTCGGAACTCGGCAAGAATTGAACCTTATCGAAGGTTCGAATATTACGTTGACGGTATCCGATAACTCAGGAAGTGACCGGGTTGACGTAACCATCGCTGCAAGTGGGGGATCTTCGGCCGGTGGCTCGAGTACGCAGGTGCAGTACAACAATGGCGGTGCGTTAGGCGGAATTTCTGGGGCCATATCTGACGGTACGAATCTTACGGTCACTGATGCTAATTTTATCGTTTCCGATGATGGCGACGCGACTAAGAAGGTAAAATTCCAAGCTTCCGGTATTACGACGGCAACGACAAGGACGCTCACTGTTCCGGATGCGAACACGACGATCGTCGGTACCGATGCCACTCAGACGCTTACGAACAAAACTCTAACTTCTCCGACGCTTACCACGCCGACACTTGGCGTAGCTACTGCGACATCGATCAATAAGATGGCAATCACAGCACCAGCTACGTCCTCGACACTCGCTGTTGCTGACGGCAAAACGTTTACTGCTTCGAATTCACTCTCGTTAGCCGGTACTGATGGTACGACCATCACATTCCAGGGGACTGATACGTATGTGGGGCGTACGACTACCGATACTCTCACTAACAAGACACTTACCTCACCAACTCTGACCACACCGGTCTTGGGCACGCCTTCTTCGGGCAATCTAAGCAATTGTACGGCTTACCCGGCAGGTAGTTTATCTGGTCTCGGAACCGGAGTGGCGACGTTTCTTGCAACGCCTTCGAGCGCTAATTTGGCATCGGCATTAACTGATGAAACCGGCTCAGGCGCGGCCGTTTTTGGCACAAATCCAACGATTGCTAAACCGGTCATAAATGCGCGCAACCAAACTGCACAGACCTATACCCCGTCTGCGGCAGGTACGGCTACGCTCGATTTATCGCTTGGCGATCAGCATTACATCACGATGCCTGCGGGTAACATCACGATCGCGTTATCTAACGATACGAATAACCAGATTTTCCTCGTTTCTATTCTTCAAGATGGAACCGGATCAAGAACGGTAACGTGGTTCACTACGATCCGCTGGGCCGGTGGTTCTCCTCCAACATTGACGACTACCGCGTCAAAACGTGACGTGTTCGGGTTCATTCGTACGGGATCAGGAACGTACGATGGGTTTGTCATTGGGCAGAACATCTAGTATGGCAGTACTTTACGCCCAAACAACTCAAAATAATTTCTCGAATTTTAACGATAATGATGCGACAGACAACTACGCCTGGCAGTTTGTGCCCACCGCCAGCGGTACTCCTACCAACATGGTTCTATCGTTGCAGGGCGTGAGCGGTTCACCGGTTTGTAACTTTTACATTCGGGCGAATAGGACCGCAGCTTCAACTACCTACGCGACAGCGACCAGTGTAAGCCTTACCTCCGGTAACAATACTATCACTTGGAGCGGTGCGTCACAGATCAATTCCGGCACTACGTACTGGATCTATATGGCTGTAACGACCAACTTAGCCGTCGGGTATCCGCAAATTCAATACGATACCGCAAAGAATAATTACCAGATTTATCGTTCTTCGGCGTCGAATATTGATCCGGATACATTCTGGCAAACTAATGACGTAAAAATGACTATCAACGGGACTCTTGCATCGACAGCGAATCCGGCGTTCCTCCTCAACTTCGTTTAAACAAAAATCAAACTTGGCACCTCATTCACCTAAGCGGTGCTAAGTTTATGCGATCATATACCTCACTCAGAAACACGTTCACCACAATGACCAGTAATACCAACACCGAAAATTACACCTTCGGTGATTTGATGATCAACGACGCGATCAAAAAGATTATCGGCATGTCCATGGATTGGTATTTTCTCGAAGCAACATCGACGGCTACGACGGTAGCTAACCAACAGAATTATACCTTGCCGTACAACTACGAAAAGATGAACTCCGTTACCGTCACTATTGGTAGTTATAAATACCCGATCCGGGAAGTTCCAAACCGTGATTTCTGGGACAAGTTACAATTGACGACGAACTTCACCTCGAATTATCAGCAGTGGTACTTCATCGACGCCGGACAAATTTATTTCTTCCCTAAACCATCGAGTAACGGCAACACGTTCACGTTCAATTATAAGATGGGTTTTAAAGATCTCGCTAACGCTGATTATACGACTGGGACGATTTCGCTTACGAACGGCAGTGCGACGGTTACCGGATCGGGTACGACGTTCACTGCCGCCATGGTTGGAAGATATTTACAGCCGACGGTCGATGGTTATTGGTACAAAATCTCCGCTTATACGAGCGCGACGAGCATTACGCTTGAAAAGACCTTCCAGGGAACTACGGGAAGTAGCTTAGCGTACACGATTGGTGAGATGTCTCCGTTACCTGAACCGTACCAGGACTTACCGCTCTATTACGCGCTGATGATGTACTACACGTATAAAAACACTGATCGATCTGATAACAGGATCGTGCAGTTCCGTAACCTCTGGGACGATGGTTTGAAAGCTTTGCGTAGTTATGCCAACAAGACGACGAGCAATGTTCTAGCCGATGAACGTGACGCCGAATCGATCGACAATCCTAACCTGTATATTACCGCCTAGTATGCCGAAAGAACTTGTAATTAATAATTGGCAACAGGGGATTGCGGAAAGTCCGTTAGTTGGTTTTGGAGACATGCGTAATGTTGACTTGTATTCGCAGGTGGGAGCGTTGAAAAGCAATGCCAAGTTACAATCATGCAATAGCGTATCTCCTATATCGAACCTTACGCTTACTGTCGATACATCAACTGATATCTGGACGTCCTCCGTTGCTCATAACATGCGTACGGGCACTACTATAGTTATTTCAAGTACTGGATCTCTTCCTTCACCATTAAGTACTAACGATCGTAGTTACGTTATTAATTTGACGGCAACAACATTTAAGATTGCCAATTCGCTCGCAAATGCTCTTTCGAATACTCCGTTAGATATTACTACTGCTGGTAGCGGAACTATAACGGCAGCTGTTACCACTATCGGCCGTATTTTACATTTTGCGAGCGATCCGGCGGATTCCTCGAAAGTCTACGCACAGGATAATAATAATAGAATTTGGTACACGACGATCACTCCAGCTGACGTCAATAACGCTAACTGGTATTGGTTGGCCGGAAATACCGCTTCAGGAACAGGAAACGGATTGGTAATCTGGAAAGATTATATATTCGCTTTTGGTTCAACCGTCGTAGATGTTACGGCAACTTCTTACGCAGTAACTAAAACCAGTACCTGGTCAAATAACACATGGTTCTCAGGTTTGCAATCGACCAACTCGCATCATGCTATTTGGGGGCAGGACGACATATTATACTTCGCTAACAAAAGATTCGTCGGCAGCGTTCAGGAAACTGCCGGGTCCGATTTTGCTCCTGGAACTGGTAGTACGTATTCGCAAAATGCGACCGCGCTTACTTTGCCGGAAAATATCATTAGTTCACGTCTTGAAGAGCTTGGGGTGAACTTAATGGTGCTCGGAGCAGATCAAGTTAATTCATATGTATTTCCTTGGGATCGTAGTTCACCAACCTTCAATCTCCCACTCAGAGTTCCTAATGCAGTAAGCGCGTTCGTCACTTACAACAATACTTTGTATTTATTCGCGACGGATGTCTTAAAAATCTATAAGACTAATGGAAGTTATATGGTGGAAGAAGAGGTATTTCCGCAGTCATGGCTTGGTACAAGTTTATCAAACGTATCTATCGGTGCTGCAGCTGCTTATAAAGGTAGGCTATTGTTCGCCGTTTCTCAGGCGGGGGCGGCGCTTACCGGCCCCAATGGAGTATATAGCTACGACTTGAAAACTGGCGCATTAGTTATGGAAAACGGCATATCGACAGGTAACTACTATGCCAGCGTAACCATTAACGCTCTCTTCGTGCCTAAACAAAGCGGCATGTATTACGTTGGCTGGCAGGATGCCAGTACGTTTGGAGTAGACAATAACCGTCTTAGTGGTCCCGGTCAGGCCTATACCTACTATTCAAATTACGAACCATACGTAGAAACGCAACTCTATGAAATCGGTACACCACAAGACACACGCCAGCTTCAAGAATTATCACTAACTTTCTCGAACAAGCTCGCAGCTACGCAAGGGGTACGATTATCATATCGAACGAACCTGACCGATTCGTACACACCCATCGGAACGTATGATTTCTCTACGCTCGGGGCCGTGCAGACATACGCTGGCAACTTCTCTTCGACCGGAAGTACGCACATTCAATTCAAGATAGAACTTTCTGATGCTGCCGGTACGATGGGATTGCTTGCTTTAAAACTTAGATAATTTATTAAAACAAAATACCCCGTCATAGGAGCGCCAACTCCTCAGGGGTATTTAAACTCTATTTTTATGAAGAAGACAACTAAAAATAATATAGATTATTTTATGGAAACTGTCAACGAAACACACGAACAAACACAAGATATGACATGGGGTCATATCGCCCGTTTTGCTGTCTATGGGGCATTAAAATTGGCCGGATTCGGGCTTTTTCTTTGGATCTTACGCCACATATAAAAATATGGAAGACCAAAACATGTCAGGGCAGACCATTCCGGGGTCAATACAGCAACCCCCGTACGTGGTAGCCGATCATCGTCATAACGGGGTAGATGCTCCGCAAATCAACTTCCAAGACATAAAACAGAGGAAAATATACGTCCATCACACGATTCAAGGTACGGCGGCGGCTACGGCAGGTAATTATGGGACGTTCTACATCGTCCCAATGCCGTGCTACGTATCAGGGTTCAAAGAAGTTCACCAAACCGCCGGGTCTGATGCTGGTACAGTTACCGTAACGCTTGAGAAACTAACCGGAACGACTGCGCCTGATTCGGGTAAGGAGCTACTAACTACTGCGTTATCGCTCAAAGCTACTGCAAACACCGTCCAAACCGGGACTATCGTAAGCATCCTAACGAGTGGAATTCCGGACAAACGCTTAGCAGCAGGGGATAGACTATGCATGAAAGATTCTGGTACATTAACTGCAGTAAATAACGTCACCGTCGTCGTCGAACTAACCATCATATAAGCTTAAAAAACTTGGCACATAATTTTTAAGCCAGGTTTTTTTATGGCAATTCAAACGTTGTTACCAAAAATTGGAAACGGTCTTCTGACCGGTGCTGTAGCAGGTCAGCCGGGAACAGCTCGAGCAAGCGGTGCTATGGCCGGAATAAATAGCGGATTTTTAAAACCGATGACGAGCGGCGCGATTGCGGGAGGAAGCCCTCAAATCCAGGGAAGAACTGCTGCTGCAATGGGGAAACCAGCTGATATACCTATTGGGACCTCTTATGCGACAGGCTCTGGTGCTTCTATCCTTCCAAAACCAAACTCGGTTATCACAAACAACAACCAAAATAACCAAAATAATAATCAGAATCAACAAAACCAAGGGCCACAACAGGTAACCAAACCAGAGAATCCGTACCTTACGCAACTTAAAGCATTACAGGATAAACTAAATGGTTTTCAGACTAGCTATGCCGACTTTTTGAAGCCGTCACAGCAGGAAACTGATACCCAGTCTCAAGCCGATGCTATCCAAAATCAATTGAGAAATTTAAATGCTTCGGCTGCGTTAGGTCTTGCTAATATTCAGTCTAAACCTATCGCTCTTGAATTTCAGACCGGACAACAGGCCGCCCTACAGAGACAAGCGGCAGCTCAGGCCCAAGCTTTGGGTGCTGAAGCAGAGCCGCTACAAACACAGCTAGCTCGTTTGCAGGCTCAACGTCAAGCCAGTGCTGACGCTAGCAAATATCAAATCGATACCGCACAAAATCAGATAAAAGATTTCCAGTCGCAATATAAACCGAATGAAGTTACGGCAGGCACTAATCTGGTACGACTTAATCCTGATACCGGTGAATACGAAACCGTATTTTCTGCTCCAAAAAAAGCCGAGGATTCAAAACCGATCACCCAAGTGGTAAATAAACAACTCCTCCAATATGATCCGCAAAGCGGAAAATGGAATGTGGTAAATGGAGGTAGCCGACCATCTTCTGGGGTAAGTTACACTGGTTCCGGATCGAGCAGCGGTTCAAAAATTTCTTCAAATCCTGAAGTTGAATCGTGGGTAAAAAATATTCAAAGTGGTGCAGCAAAAATCACGAGTGTTCCCGCTAAATTGAAAAACGCCGTATCAGTCGCCCTAGCGAATGGTAGCGGAAACTCAAACTCTAACAATGAGTTAAAAAATACTGCGCTTAAATCTGCTCAGGATCTTTTAGATTCTTTTAATAGCGGTAACAACTACGCGGTCGGGAAAAGCTCTATCTTACCCGTTATTCCTGGAACAGAATCTCAAGATTTTGTTAATCAATACGATAACCTAAAATCATTGCTCTCCCTCGATAATATAAAACTGTTGAAAGGGCAGGGGGCTGTTTCGGATTCCGAACGCAAGCTTTTAGCAGAGGCGTCCACAAAATTAAACCGCAATCAGAGCGAAGGAGAATTCCAGAAAACACTACAAGATTTAGTTAACAATCTTAAAGGCGCCTCTGGCTCATCGACCAGCAAAACAAATTCTGCTCCGTATAAATCAGCTGTAGATGCGGCGAAAAATAAATACGGTATATCTTACGAATAAACCATATGCCATTATCAGAACAACGAAGAGGTCAGCTGGATCAAATTGTAGTTAAAATGGCTTCGCAGAACGCTCCGAAAGAGGATGTCGAAGCTATCGTTAATGACTTTAAGAGTAAATTTGGCAATGAGGGCGGGGAAGTGCCCCTCCCGAATCAGCAACCGCAAGCTAAACCGGGCATTCTTAAAAGAGCTGCGAGTACCGTAAACGATCTAGCACTAGGCGCTAGTAAAGGTGCTTGGAATACGTTCACCGGAACATCCGATCTTGGTAGTAAGATATTTGATCCTATTCTCAATAAGGTCGGTATTGATACTTCACAGGCGGGAACTGCGAGCCAGGTTATACCTAAAGAACTGAGAACTCCGGAAAATACAACGCAAGATATTGGTTTCGGTCTTGAGCAATTAGGAGAATTTTTTGCACCTGCAGGGATAGCGGCCAAGGTTGAGAAAGCAGCACAGGGAAGTAAACTCTTAGCAAAAGCTCCGTCTGTCCTTCAGAAAGGTGCTGGTTTGTTGGCGCGTGCTGGGACGGAAGCTATCACTTCGGGCGGCCAGACTTTAATGCAGGGAGGTTCTGGTGAAGATGCTCTCAAAAACGCTGCGGTTTCAGCCGCTTTACCGTTAGCCGGTTCTGCAGCTAATGGGATTCTGAGTAAAGCAAAGAAGTACACAGCTGAAAATATTGCACCGAGGATGATAAATAGAATCTTAAAACCAAATATAAAAGAATTTAATTTTGGTAGAAATCCGGGAGCAGCGGTTGTGAATGAGGGAATAACAGCTAATACTAAAGAAGCTTTGCTCGATAAAATATCTTCTCGTAAAAAAGAGGTTGGACAAGAGATCGATCGTCTCCTTACGTCCGCAGAAGGTTCAGTATTGAATAGCGGGAAAACCATAGATATCGCCCCGCTTCTCAAGCCTATCGACGACGCTATGCAATCTGCCGTAGAAGGCGGGGAACAGGGTTTATATTCCAGACTTCAAGGAATTAAGGATGGCCTCACAAAGCAATTTACCGTACAAGATGGCCGATTGGTCGCTGGTGCTCCCAAAAATTTAGTTGTTACTCCAAAGGAAGCTGCACAGATAAAACGGGGGATTGGCGATGCCTCGAAATGGACCGGTCAAGCTTTTGACGACGATGCTAATCAGGTTAGAGTCAAGGTATACCGGAATATTAACGACGCGATCGAGAAAGCAGTCCCTGGGATAAAGAAAGTAAATGGGCGCTATGCAAATCTTCTTGGGGCCGAAAAGTCGCTCGAGAAAACAATATCTACGGCGGAGCGTCAGCGAATGCTCGGAATAGGTGACCTTGGAGTTGGCGCGGCTCTCGGTTTGGGGAGCGCCTTACAAGGTGATGGAATTAGTCCTAAGAGCGTATTGACTGGTGTTGCAGGAGCAGCTTTATCGCGAGGCCTTAAATCACCGGCTTTACAGACCAGACTTACACAAGGACTGTACAAGGCATCCACGAAAGAACCTAATTTGCTGCCCAAAATCGGCAAGGCAGCAAAAAATCTGTATTTGTCTCAAAGCTTCGATAGAAAATAGAAAAACTTAAAACGGCGTAATAGCCGTTTTTTGACAGAAAAAATATTTCTGATTATTATTAGGATGCTTCTTATTTGGAAGCCGCAATGCAAGCACTAGAGCACTGTCTTAGTGCCGTCTCACCAGTAGAAATACTGGCTGAGGCTGCATTGCGACAGTGTTTTTTAACATCTTATACCGGGAAGCAGGTTAAGATTATGATTATGGATATTGCTTTGCAACTACTCATTTTCTTGTTCATCGTTCGCGAACTTTCGCGACGATAATGATACTAGAAAAACGCTACGAAAGAAACGCTAGAATCTCCCACAGTTTTTGAATAATTCACAAACTTGGCGACCTGCTTCTCGATATAAGATGTCAAGCAATACTATATTAATGATTTTTAAGATGATAGACAAGAGTACCTAAAGATTGATCTTAAGGTTTTTCCCACCTCTTTTCTCCTTTCAACCCAACACGCTCCTCGATATCGTAAATCCTACCCTCTAGTCCATCGAAGTAATCTTCTATACGACGAATTATATAATAGGCAATCCCAATTATCGCTGCGTAAGTAATGTATTTCATAATCTAAAAACAATCATCATAGGAGTTTTTCATCTCGAGATACCGGTTCGTCAAAACATGTTCTTCGACACAAGATTTGGCTTTATTGTATTTGGTTTGTTCTGCATAGTACCTATCTAAATAGATATCACGGTCCTTAGTTATCTCACTTTTACCGTACCAAAGCCACAATGAAAGCAATATAAGGACTATCGCTGCACCACAACTATACTTAGTTTCTTCCTCCATATATTTACTATAAAACCCTCTTGCGAGGGTTTTAGTCAATTAGTAAGTAGTCAGTACATTGCTTAATACTGTGAAATATTCTGGTCGGTTAGGATCCTCTTGAGTTGAATAAGTTATAGTCTGGTCATTTGACCATTCCTTCTCATTGAAAACATTGCCAAATCTCTGTCGATTAATATTTCCTGCCTGATCTGTAATAGTTATCCTAAAAGTATATTCACTGGAAGTGTTGGATTGAAACAGAGGTTTAAAGATGAAGATATGGTCGTAGCTCAATTTTCCTCCATCATCCCATACCGAAACCGAACCGTCAGTCATCTTATTTCCAGCGGCGTCGAGATAGTAAGTTCCGCCACCATCCTTTAAGAATTGTGTGTATTCCACCTTAATTTTAGAAGGTTCGTCTGTGATTACTGTTAAACAATTTTTACATGAGTTTGAACGGTTGCCCCATGTATTTGGTGACACACCAGGTACTAATTCGGGGTACCAGCTGATAGTGTCAACTTTATTTCTCGTCCACTGAAAGAGGGTCATTTTAGGTGCCGTTATATCCTTCGGAGCTTCAACCACCGGCGTAGAACTTACCTCAACAGTCGATGTAATCACCGTAGTTTCTTGCGGAACAAATACCGGATAGTAGATAATCGTCGGGGTCGTCTGCGTGTTCAACATCTGATCGAAAGTTTGACCACCAATTACCGGAGCAGAGGATTGCAGTGTGGTCCCGACAGGATAATCAAGATAAGCCGAAGGTTCACTGACCGGTTCGGTAACGTCCTGTTCCGGATCAAGAAGTTTCTGCGCAATCTCACGCGATGATGTAGTAAACTGTCCGTTAGCAGGCTTCACACCGTTTTTTTGCTGGAATCGGATAACGGCCGAACGGGTGAGAGAAAAATAATTACCGGTAATCGGGCCGGTGAAAAGTTTCTGGTCTTTCAAGAACTCCTGAAGCTCGCGGACATCGTCGTTGTTCTTCGCACCGTAGGTCAGGTTGTTTTCAAAACTCGCCGCTTGTGATATGCTGGGTACCAATAAACCTACGATCGCAATAGCAAGTATCTTTTTAAACATAGAATTCTTTAGGGAGATTAAAGTTATCTCCTAATTTTAGATTGTTTCCGTAGAGAAAGTCAATTTTTTGTGCATAACTAAAAGCGTAAAGCCTGTTTTTTTATCCACACTTGTCTACCTGACGGAGGCTTGATAAAATGATAGACACAAATACGGTCTGGACCACCGTCATTGCGGACACCAAACAGCCACAAACCTGTTTCGAGTCTTGGCGTAGGAAACTAAAAAGTCCATACGCCTACGGCGTATTCCCGCAAGGGTGTTCGCCCTACGTCAAGACTTGGCACGGGTTTTTCATTTGACCGATCGTAAGTCGATTGAATACTTGGCGTTCAGATCGTAGGTTTGAGTTGTAGCTGAGATGAAAAGGAGGTGCCAACTAGAATTAACGCCACACGTTATGTGCTGCGTTAGATATCATCGTACTCGTGATCACAAGCGCATCTTAGACGCTTGGGAATACGGGTATAATTGCTGGCCGATCAACTGCGGGAAACCGGGTTGTCGGAAAACGCAGAAAGCCACCCAGTAAGGATGGCCTCTCATTAACCGGTTGCTTTGCTCGGCACCGGTTTTTGATTTGTTGATGATTCTTACTCCAGTATACCAGAAATGTCAACACCGTCCTAGTAGCACCTGTGTATAGGTCTAGATTTTATCAAACTTCTTCCCCTGCACCCTAAACCCAAGCTTCGGCAACCCATACACCGTAAAAACAAACAATCCAATGATGAAAACTGCGCCTAGGATTGCTTCAAACATATTTGCTCAAAACTAATTTAAGCTCCTCAACATCCCGTATCTCATACCAATCATGCCCCCATTGTACCACGACATCACGCCATTTGATCTGATCGGGGGAGAGCTTGCCGCCTACGGGGCGTTTATACTCAATATGCAGCGTTACCGGCTCTCCCGAGCGCTTATCTTGGCAAAATACGAAGCAATCAGGAGAACCGGTACGACCCGTGTTTAAATAGCCCCTAGAGCCTCCAGGACGCACGACAACGCCCTTAAACGTGTTATTGCGCACAAAGACGAGTTTACCTTGGTTTTCCAGTTCTTCAAGGTGTTCGTAACAGGGTTTTTTGACTTGTGATTCTAAGATGTCCTCCATAGTTTAAAAAGGTAGTTTAGGGTATCTACCAACCGTTAATTAACACGTCCCATCAGGGCTCAATGTCCGGCGTCCCAGCTCTTCAGAGAGTTCTATCGGCGTCTTAAACTGGGACATGATCTTGAGGCTCACGAAGAATATCTTCGTACACTCCGTACAGCGCATCTTGTGCTCATAGCCATGTAACCCCCAGCGTTCTTCGCCCATGATGACGAAAAACGGCTGCTCGCGTTTACAGGATGGACAGTTCAGCTTGGGTACGAACGGCAGGATCATAGGGGCTCCTTACGGGTGGTACATTCGTTTAAACGTTGAAATAGTCGTCAAAAATCTCTGGTACGTTATCAGGGGTTGTCTCAGATTCTTCTAACGATCCACCATAGTACCCATTACTGCTATTGCGAAATGACATGACTGAGCTTTGTTCTCCAAATTGTGGATTTTCAGTGGTGAAACGGTAACCATAACATTCTATACAATCGTCTCCATCATCTTTTATTTCATTCTTTCCAACTTCAAGATGAATTGCTTCCACACTTCTAATCGGTCCGTTTTCTAACAATTTCTTAACGCCGACGAAGTCATGGAAGTAACTATGCGAGCAACAATCACCGTCTACCCAATATGCGAATTTACCATTATCAGTCTCAAACACGAGATTATTTTCGTCCATGAAAATGCGTTTTATTTTTCGACCAATGATATTTTTAAATTCGTTGTACATAAATTTTATTTAAGAATAGTCCACAAATACTCCTCGATTTAACAGCAACCCATGTTGCATGAGCCATCGACATTAACTCCATGCTTGGTAATATTTCTACGTTTACAATGCTCCGCGATAGCCCGACTTTCAGCGATTATTTTTCTTCCCTCGAATTCTCCAAACTCTGCTATAGTGCTCTGCTCTTTCTGAGTAAACGGGGCTTCTGGACCTCCTAACACTGTCCAAAGATACTCCTCGATTTTTTGATAAGCGGTGTCGGAATATTCAACAAGAGAAAATGTTATCTCCTCCCTTACGCGTTTAGCTGGTATCCATTCTTCAGTGTCATTTTCGATTTTTTCTAGAATTACTAACAAATTCCTCAACACATCCTCCACTTGCCAGGCGGGACAGATTTTTTTATAAGTAATTGACATCTCAGATTTTTGCCAATCCATATCTTCCTCACATAATACTAATAAGTTTTCATTTTCATCTTCAACATGCCAATAGTGTTCTCGAAATCCAGGAATTAACCCCGATAACTTTAAACTTAATTCAATAGAAAAATTTGACATAATTGTTTTAGATGGTGATGCCCCATCAGCAAAAGGCACCACCTCTAGATTATTCGTGAAATGAATTTGCGAATTTAATTGAATCCATAAATCCTTTAAAATCTCGACACCATTTACATTCTTTTTGATGTTGGGTTAATTTTTTTGGTTTTTTAGTAATTTTATTTGGAATTTTTAGAATAATTCTCATAATTTTTCCACATTACAAAATCGGGGCTTTAAGGACATCCCTTGCTCATCTAAACCACAAAAAGTACATTCTCGATCCTGAGTTTCATCCTCATTCTGAATCCAAACATGACTTTTTTCCATTCGTTGTTTTTCTTCTAACGAGAGCTGCTGCCTTAAGTTCTCAAAGTATTTTTTTTCTCGAGCGTACCACTCACTATTTAACTTATTTTGAGAATATTGCCATGTATCATCTATTTTTTCATCGATAACATTATTCAAATCGTGATTTCCAACTAAAGCTTTTAGTTCAAGTTTGATTTGTTCTAATTTTTCCATAAAATTCAAGTTTAATGCCCCTCAAACCCTGGGGCGAGAGAGGAGAGATTTTGGCAAAGTTCGAGTGAAAATGTTTGTGGGGTCATACTTAAGTTTCAGGATTCTCTCTTAAAGAGATCGCTTCTATTATCGGCATCTCTTTTATCTCAAATATCTCTAGAATCGTTTGCAAACATCGTTCGTAGGCCTCTATCTTACCTTCGTAAAATGAAGTTTCAGCGGTATCCTTCTTCGAGTTCTTCGGGTGTAATCTTCGATAATCATTAAGTAACGCCCCAGTGTTGATTCGACGCATGTAAAGTAGTTTGAGCAAATCTTTTACTGGGTCATCTACTGGGTCATCCCCTATAGTGTTTTTACATTTAGCACAGCAATATAGCAGATGTTTGCTTGTATCCAGAGTAATTGGAGCATTGCAACAATCTGAAACTAATCTTTTCTGTTCACCTTGTTGGTTTGTGGGGGTCATAAGTAGAAAAATTCGTAATTTTTTGTATGGAGATTCTGTCGTAATTTTCCATGTCCACCAGCTGCTTTTAATTGAAAAGGTATTAGCATTGGGGAAATGAAAATAATTTCAGGTCTACCATCATCATCTTCTTTTTCTTTTTGGTACCATGGATCTAAACGAGAGTGTACGTCCTCAGCCATGATTACTATCTTTTCTTGGCTCATACCGGGCGTTTGAAGAATAGATCAAATGCATAAGCGCTTTCTGCTACTGTCACAAGTTCCCATCCGCACTGTTCGAGATCATTCATTTTTCCTTGCGCTTCAGCATTCGTCCTGACCTCTACTACTTTATGTTCAAAAGCATGGATAGCGAGCACAAACTTGTTCATCGCTAATGACCTTAGGTTTATTAATTCCATCTACCCACCAAAAGAGGAGGCTTTCTTGTTTGACACCCAACTCTTTCAATCTCTTGGCGTATTCCAGACTGACGACCTGTTGCTCAAGATTCATAATTTAAATTTAGAAAAATCTGTTAAATCTTTCACCCGTTCCTTCGGCCATACACAGTTAGAGCACCAGACCTCTGACGAGTGTTCGCATTCGTCTTCCCCGACTTTAGCCTTTCTGGACTGTTCGAGACGTTCAAAGATATTCGGCGGTTTCATAGATTTTAGACATTTTATCTTCATACTCCGTCATAAGTTGACGAGTGTTTTTCTCTTTACCATCTCTCAGATCTTTGATATACGCGAGGCATCGTTGCTTAGGAGTAGTTTGTGGGTATTTGGGATCTTGCCCGTCATTCACCGGGTAGATCATGAACGTGGTTGCCCACATCGCCTCGAAGAAATCCCAACCAGCACTACCACCATCTTGATCATATCCACCAGCACAGAAAGCGTAAATATGACCCATTACGCAGTTTGTTTTACCGTCTTTTGATCGAACTGTGTTACATCGCCAGGATTCTTCCGGAGTAGCTTCTAAAAAGTCGATGAGTTCTTGAAGTTCAAAATGTTCTTTCATACACCCAACATCTTATCGAGCGCTTCCCAGGTTTCGGGGGATTGAGAGGAGAAATTATCTTTTTCGAGCCTCCACTCGGCCTCGTAAGGAGAATCTAAAAGTCCAATAATAAATTCGTTATCACTTCTCCATGATTGGCCGAAATTAAAGATTTTCTGTCGCTGACTCGCCAATGTTCTTAAAATATGGCTAAGATGAATATCATTATCAATTCTAAAATTTGTAAATTCTGGACATGTCGCAATCACTTTAGCTCTGACAGCTTCGTAATGTGGATTAGTGGGCATAGGGTTATTTTAGGAGTCCGGGGTTTTCGTAAATGTTTCCAATCACTTCGTATCTGCTTAAACATGGATTGAAATCGAAATCTGTATTAAGTGTAAAACAACAATTATTTTCATCGTAGACAATAGCTGCATTTTCTTCCTCATTAATTTTTAAAATGTCACTTTTATACATATCTTTTCCATATTTATCTTTACCAATATATTGCATAATTGGTAGCTCACCAAGATTAAAGAATGGTGGTGAGCCGTTATCACTTTGGCAGACTATAGGTTTCCCGTCTAAGAGGCAATCAAGCTGTTCGACATTAATCATCTTCTTTTCTTCTCCAAGCCAGGCACGAAATTTAAGTAATTTCATATTTTTACAATCCGATAATTTTTCTTAAATTCTTCTAAATCAATTTCATTCACAAAATGACCACTCCATAAAGTTATCGATCCTTTGTATCGTTCGGGCTTTCCCGATCTAGGATGATTATTTCCAATTCCGGAGAACCGATTAGGTGGTATTTTCGGGTAAGAAGTTCTATCAGAATCAACACGAAGAACTCTTTTAATATATTCTGTATCTTCATCTAATTTTGAATGCCATATTACCTCTGAACCAAACTTTAATTTTTTAATATCTTCAATATCCATATGCAAGTGGGGTACAATCTTTACCCTTGTTGGTTTAATGAAAGTTCTTAATTTCGTCTATGTGGTCTTCGATTCGATCACAATCTAACGTATCAAACCTTTCATCTTTTAATAATTTCTCCCTCACCATCTTCAAAATCAAAGCTTTGTGTTCGGTGAGTTTTTGGGTGATGAAATCCTGTAAATCTTCTCCAGGATTATTGATAGCTCCATTTAGAATTTCTTTCTTCACTTCCTCGTTAAATTGTTCAAGAGTGGTCATAGCTTTTGCATGATCTGAAATAGCAAACTGATGATTGTGCATATTCCAACGAAGATACCTAGCAACATCCATGATAACCAGGACTGTTCTTTTGGAGTTTTAGACGATGCCCACCCCACTATAAGGGCTAACCCCGACATGATTATGGCGTTTAATGTATTCATAAAGTATTATTCCAAAGCTTTAAGAATTTCTTGGCACTTTTCCTCAAGAGCTCTTCTTCTATGCATTTCTGTAGCAAAACCAAATTCATCATCATGTTTTAAAATATCCTCGCAGATGAGACGGGCGAAACTCTGGAGAAACTCAGCATCTGCAATCGGAACTTTTTCTTCATTTTTGCTACCGGGTTCGATTATCACCGACGGACACAATGAAATAATTTTTTCGATCTTCTCCTTAATCGTTGGTTGGGTCATAGGTTTAAATCGTACCGTGTCCGGTCATCTGACCGCATTTACGGCAGTAAAGAAAAAGTCTATAAGTTTTTTTGAGGCACATGCCGAACTGATTTTCTTCTTGAATCAGGGTTTTCTCGACAACGTAATCATGCTCGTTTTCTTTGCACATAATGATTGTTAAGAATCTCAGCGGAGGCGGCAACGGTTCGACGTTGCAGGTTACCGGAATCCCTGTGCACTGGTATCCGGCTGCGAACTCGTACCGACTAGTCCCAGGCTTGCAATCCTAGAACAATTCCTCACGAGGTTACTTTTTTCGTCGTGCGGCTTCTTGCCGCCACGCCTCCACTGAGATACCTAGAACTCCTGGCAGAATCGAACTGCCATCAACCAGTTTTTATTAGCGAGCGACGCTTGTTATAGACTGGTAGCATGTATGAAATGCCTCCGGTTTCCAATTCCGGTTTTCGGAGTATGTTATTAAGCGACTTGATGGGGATGGCAATGGTGGCAAACGCTTTATCAAGACTAGTTGCGTTTTATAATCTTGCTATCCAAGCAAGACGAGGTCGAATCACAGAGGGTCTATGCTTCCCATCCCCACCAAAGCGCTTAGGCTTTGGGTTTATTTAACAGAATTTCGCCCAACCTCCCGAATCACTATCAAGATGAAAACCAAGGCGACGCAGTTTGACCAGTTCTTCTTCGGTCATATCTTCATAAAATTCGGCAACATACAACACATCGTGTTCGGCATGGATAGACAACTCTGTTGGTTCAGCATACTTAGAGAAGATGGCAAACGCCTCAGAAAGACTTTGTAGATCACTAATATGATCTTTTAAGTATTCATCAGCGTATTTACCTTTTTCAATCTCTTTATTTTCGTCGTCGTCCTCCTCTTCGTCCTCATCACCTTCATCAGAGAACAACCTTTTAGTTTCTTCAAATGTCATACTCAATGGCCTAGGGCCGGTTAGTTAAGAATTATTTTTTGAACAGATACATTCCTCTTTTCCTCCTGAATGATGGTCAGTATGGCAGTTTAGACAAAATGAGACAGTCCCACCACACACTAAACCTTTTGAGTACATACAGAAACAGTCGTGTATATTTCCACCCCCCGGATAAAAATCATCTTCTGGTCTAAACTCTTTGCATGGTTGTGTTCCCTTTTCGTAAGAAAACTCCATCATATCAATTCTCTTTACTCCCCATCCTCTCAATCAGCTTCTGTTTGTAGAGTTCGGCGTCGGCTGCGGTGCGGGCGTAGTTGCCGGTTTTTAAAACATGTTCTTTCTCCTCGTCAGAGAGACCGCCCCAACGTTGATTATGAATATCTCCCCAAGTGTTCACTACCCAAATTATAGAATTCTCTTCAGGCACCCACGGTTCTTCGAGGAGAGTCCAGCCGAGTTTTTCCAATTCATCCTTTGTGAAGGGGCAAGCAGACTTATTAAAGTCGTTAGCCTTTGATGGGATTATTAAATCACCATTCACAAAAAGTATTTTCATCTTTTCACCGTCTTTATTAACTAAGAATTGTCCGGGTTGCATAGAATTATGGCAAAGAATTTATTATCAAAGATAATTGTTCTTCTATATATTTAAGACGTTCTCTATCTTCCCAGTAGGGAAAAACACTGCTATTTGCGACATTCTTCAGTTCGATTAGTTGTAGCAATTGTTCAGGGGGCATAGGGGCTGACTAGTTCCGTTTTTAAGATATTTATTTTTAAATTCTTCTGCACAATCGGGACACAAATCAATTTTTGTTGATCCACCGGAAGAAGTTTCAATAAAGAATGATTCCTGTTTTCTTATTGCGATCCTGAGGGTACAGGAATCGCAGTTATACTCTTCAATTTTCATATCACTTAGATTTAAGTTTTTTGAGGTTTTCTAAGCTATTATCTATAGCTTCGATGATGGTATTGAGTATTTTTTCACCAGGATTTAAAAGTATTTTAGACAAACTTTCAATTTCCTCTATAAGCTGTTCTCGGGTTTTCATAATTTACTTTTAGTCATCGGATAAATAACATCGAAGTTATCGAGGAACCACTGCATGGTTTCGTTGTAATGCTGCTCGTCATTGCCGACCTGTTCCTGGTACCCACGAACATAGATCTTAGCCCGTAATTGCTTGCTGTAGGATTGCTTGGGTTGTTTTCCTCGGATGACCTTACCAAACTGTTCAGCGTCCACTGCCGCGATCGCCTTAGCTCGATAGATCATTTCAAAGGTTCCATCGTGTAGATCTTTCTTCTCGACTGATTCAATCTGTATTTCGGTTTGTATCCTTGCAAACTGGGAGGGGTCTAATGGGGCAGAGAGGGGATGGGAGCCATAGAGTTTTAGGATGTGGGTGTTGACCATAAAAAACTACTTTCCAATTACTATTTTATAGAGTTGTTTTACACAGTCATCGCAAATATTCGCATTAGCTTCAGCCGTATGTCTGCTTTCCATAATTAAAACCTCCTCGTATTTAAAATCATCTATTTTGTACTTACCAAACCAATTTATATGCGCGTCTCCGATAACAACCATTTTACTTTCAGTTATAGGTTTCGTGTATTCAACCTTTAACGATCCAGGAGCAGTAAAGCCGGTTCCTTTTTTAATTTCGTCACCGCAGAAATTACACGTAGATAATCCCATTCTAGGAAATTCAGGAAAAGGTCCGCAGAATTCAAGATAATTTTTTGATTTTGGTCTATAAATTTTTACTTCTCCGATTTCATCTCCGAAAACAAGTTTTTTCATAAAGCTTTATTAAACACGATCTTGTGAGTTAAATAATTTTTACGCTGCACCCAATCCACTCGGGGATACTTTGTGGCTAAATCACTCTGTAACCCCATCACAATAGCCTGTAATTCGCAGATCTCTCGGTTACGTTGGGGGATGGTTCCGTTATCGCCCATGTGGCATGCCCGGCAGAGTGGCAAGATTGAATACGGTTCGTTAATTTGGCGCGAATTGTACAGAAGCGGATGGTGCCACTGAAGTCCTACTGTCGTCTTACAGATCGCACAGGCGGCCATCCTAGGGTCATCATTAAGTTGTTTACGCAAAGGGAGTGGGATGGTGCGCATAGGAAACTAATAGGCCGAACGATAACCTAGTAGTGCAGAAACGACACAGACGAGAACGAGGATAATTAGATCAAGCATATTGTTTTCGTTTAGCTCGTTTTTGAAGTTTGTCACTGATTTTCCGAAACACCGTCCGGGCGCCTTTCCACGAGTAGTAATAAATCCGTTTGCTACCCGTGATTGGTTTGCGATCGACGCCCAGACGTTGGATCGGTTGCATATCGGCCCAGGTTTCGCGGCGAAGTCTACGCTCGGCATTGCTGGCTTTGTAGCCGTGAGCTTCAGCGAGACTAACCAATTCCTCGACTGATATGGGACGATGACTGGTTTTTAATTCGTCGAATAAAATCTGTTTGAGACTTGTTGAGTGCATATCCCTCCTTGGTTAAGATTAAGATTTTTTCCAACCGTTTTTTTCTAATTCACCGATTAATTCGCTGAAGAAACCGAGAATATGACCAAGTGAAGGAAAATAATTCTCTGGTGCATACACGTTTTTATCAGGAAGGGGATTGAGCAGTAAGTAATTTGCTAAGAAATTAAACACCTCTTGATTTTCTTGAACGATCTTTAGATCGGGGAATAACTTCAAAACATCTTCACTTGCGTCTTTCGTAAAATCATCTTCCATAAGAATTTTGATTAGATTTCTTATCTAAATAATTTTCGTAAGCTCTTGGGAAATATTCGATACGGACTTTTTTCCCCTCCCGTTGACGCTTGGCCATTTCGCCTTGTAAGTCGATCATCCTACCCTGAAAGTCGAAAGTTTCAGATTCGTTATAGCTATTCGTGACAACGAGTTTCGGGTAATCGCAGACGACTGAATCCGGGTCTCCCTTACCGCCGCGACAGACGATCGCTCCGGCTCGTAAAAGCTCTTCATGCTCTCTGACCGACATGATCCCCATGCCATGGTCAAGTAAATTGCTGGGTAGCATATTGCCTCTCCTTAGCCCGTAGTTCCTGCATCCAGTCATCTTCGGTTTTCGGTTTACCGGAGGTGCTGAGAGCATCTAAGGGCTCGTTGATGTATTTACCAACGGTTTCTAAAGTCCATTTAAAATTTGCGTTATTCTTGAGCCAGTCCAATGTTTTTTTGACCTGTTCGATGGCGTATCCGGTAAGATCGCCCGCGGCGCGTAATTCCCGCTTGAGTGCGACATCGTATTGCTTCCGATTCTCAAAAGCAAAGCTTTTTGCTTTCCAGTATTCGGCGATGATCGGCATACGAGGGTCATGGTCGGAAAGCATGGTCTTAATTTTTTCTTCGTACACAAAGTCTGGTTCGGTAGTCGGTTCAACTGGATTATTTTTAGATTCGACTTTCTTCCTCTCGCGCTTTGGCGCAATACCGTTAGGTAAAGTTAAGTTAAGTATAGTTAAGTTAAGTAGGAACGCCTTTGATAGGCTATGATAGGCGATCCGTAAATCTTCTATCGACATAATTTTTTCCCATATTCTTAGCGGAATTTCGTTAAAGCATCGCTCTGCTCCTTTCAACATTTTGGGATTTGTCGATTGATGCCTCAAAAAGTTCTTAATTACGACCCAACCGTCGATATAGTAGATTTTTTTATCTCTGGAAAGCCTATCAAAGCCTATGGATAGCCTATCTGACGGAATACCCGTTTCAAACGATATTTTTTTGAGCGGTAGTTCGTAAATCCCACTAAGTTCGACCGCTGAATTGGTAAGCAGGTAGATAAAGAACAACTTATCAATCGGTTCGAGTTCTGCGATGTAACTATCATCCCAGAATCTGGTGTTGACGTATCGTGTTTTAGACATAGGTTCAGGGGCTTTTCCAGCCTTTAGAAGCTTCTTCAAGTTTTCGTTTTTTAATTCGTTCTCTTGACAGTTTTTGTAGCCTTCGATCGCGCTCGATTTCTTGCGGTGTCTTGATCCGTGGCGGAATGTAATGTGTGCAGATCGGGCAACTTTGGATCGTGTCGTAGTTGTACGTGGCTGTGCAGGTCGTGCACTGCCGGATATTCCATGGCATAGTCTTCGTCGTTATTGATATGATCCATTATTTCGTCCATCATTGCGTTGATTTCGTCGTATTCCATAGTGTTGTTTAGGTCCCCGTGGGGAGCCACCCGTAAGCGCGCCTAAGCTCTTACCGATGTATCTCCCCACAGAGGCCCGGAGGATTCTGTGTCCGGCCCCTCCGTGCGACCCGTAAGCGGATTCTTGCGAACCGGACGCCGTGTAAGGTCTTTGGTGGGGGCGAGAATTGTAGACTATTTTTTCTTTTTGGCAACCGGTTTCTTGACGGTTTTCTTGGCGGATTTTTTCTGCATAGAACCTTGATTAGGAATAATTATATTTTTGTAGATGGACTCGGCGCACGCTACGCGATTTTCCGATCGCATTGAGAATGGAAGCACCTCATTCATCGCTTCAAAGTTAAGCAGTACGGATCTTAGTCTCAGTAATGTTTCTTCTTTGGTCATACATGAATTTATTGATTAAAATCTTTTTCATACATTTTTATCTCCTCCGGTGTCAGTTCTCCGGTGTCTGCTTTTGGAGGTGGGGGAGTGGTGCCGTTACGTTTGGCGTTGTAGCAATTCCAGCAAGTCGGGTATGCCCCGTTATGGTTCGTTTTGCACGTGGGGCAGGTCTTCATGGTCATCGGTGGGGGAGAACTCTTCGCTACGGGCGCTGTGGTGGCTTTTTCAATAGGTTTAACTTCTGCGCCGCTTTCGGACCATTCGAGGAGTTTCTTGCCGGTTTCTTGAGAGATGGTGAATTCCGGCTGATTCATGAAGAGGTTCGTTCTGTCTTTGCTAACCGATGCCAGGTTGTTTTGGGCAAGATTGAACGAAAGAGTCAGCTCATACTCAAACCCGTCGCGTGTGACTTCTTTCATGCCGACTTTCGTGATAACGGTTTTTCCTTTATCGTCTTTGCTCATGTCGTAGTCTTGCTTCTTCCGAACCGTAGTAATGACATGCGCCGGACTCTGCAGTATGGAATCGATGAATGCTTGGTGTCGGGGGGTAATCTTTGCCCAGGAGGTATACGAGTTTTTAGACGTGCTAGCTTGAGTAATTTTCTCGACCAGTTCAAGGCAGCCACCCTTGCCGTCCCATTCATGCGTGATCGAATCGATGATGATCACCTCCATACCCGCTGCCTCGCAAGCTCTGATCGCTTCGATGTATCGTTCGGGAGCGTAGTCATTCGTGAGAGTTATGACGTTGTATGATCCTAAGTGAGAATAGAGTTCTGCCGAACCATTTTCAGTATCGATCACGGCGATTTTGTCCCAGGGAGCAAGCCCGTTTGCGAGGAGTAGGGCAGAGTATGTTTTACCGCTACCACTTGGGCCACCAAGACCGACCCTCAATTTCGCTTTCTTACGTTCAGCTTTGCGAAGTTGCATAGTATTTATTCTTCTTTCATAAATAAGGGATAAAGTTTCGGCGGCGTGCATAAGGCACAGAATTCATCTTCCGGTTCCGGTGGTAGGTTGAGCTCAGATCGTGGGTAGATCCCTACGCCAGGGATGAAGACGTAGTCGCTATCAATATCGATCCGCTCCTGTTCTTCGAGCATAATGAGCATGTCTTTAACGCGGCCCATATGCTTAGCGTAAGGACTTAGCGTGATCGATTTTCAGATCGACCGCTTCCCATGTTCCAGCGTCCCAAGCCTTACGTTGACGTTCGATCTTCTCGTCCTGCGCCTGTATGACTTCGTAAGCAGCTTTAAGTTCGTTGTCTGTTAATTGCTTTAGCTCCTCTAGTCTCTTGACTCGCTCTTCGAGTTCCTGATAGGATGGCTTCATAGGTTTATGAATGAAGGTTAGATAGCCCGGTGTTGTGACCGTGCTATTTTTTTGTCCGAATATCACGTCTACTGCGTCCATAGGGTTAATCCACAGAGAGCCTTGACCTAGGTAACTAGGTGGCCCATAATTAAATTGTTCATTTCGATGAACAAAACGGGGGATTCTATTTACATGTATTTTCGTCTCTACCAAGCTAAAAAGCCGGGTGTATGACGGGGTCTATGTGGATGGTTTTATCCTGAAATTCTTCGTACGATTCGTTGTCTCACCCTGTCAAAAGTAGGACTACGAGTTGTACATTCCACTGACCATCGGACTCTTCGTGAGCCCGGTGGTTTGTTTTTGTTCAAGTTTTATCATTCGTAGGAATGACTGGATGGCATAGCGGCGCTGCCGTTGTTTGGCGACCCGCCAGCCGTATGAGAAACGGCTCATAAGAGTTTTTTAACGTTGCGAATTAAGGTTTTCCTCCGACCACCATGATTTTTCGGGATTTTAACGCCATTCTTACGAAGCTCGGTAAAGAGCATGCGTAATTGATGGATGTCTTCGTCAAGTTCCTTAGCTATCTCGGTAGTCGATAGGGAGGTAGGTTTTTGTGCTAGTTTTACAGCTTTAGCGAGAGTTTCAGCATCTATCATAGTTTGACAACTGAGTATAATAACTCCTATACTTTAACTAATTTTAGCCAAATTATAGCTTTTATTTATACTCAGTTTTTCACTTAGTTTTTGAAATTCACGGGTAGGTTGTCAATGTGCGAGAGTAGTATAGCACTTACTCTTCGGATTCTGAAGTTGGTGTATTTTTTTTTGCTTCACGATATGCGTCCCAACGTTTTTTAAGACCGATTTTTGAGATCTCCTTGAGACGTTGGCGATCTGCTTCCGTAACTCCGTTCTTCCATCGAAGTTTATTCATGTCTTGCGAGGTAACTGGTTTCTTCTTCATAAGTTATTTAATCATTACATCCGTATCGTATTACCATCGGGATGATATGTCAAGTGGATGACTTTTTATAACTGTATTACTCAGAAAAAGAATCCAACTTTTCCTCAATTGATTTTATTTTTTTCTGTGTTTTTTTATCTTCGTTAAGCGTTAAGATATCTGTTGCCATATCAATTGGCAATGACACCGTCTGCGTAATGGCAGAGAAGAGTTTTCCTAGTTTCATAAATTTCATTATTTAATAAATTAAGTTTTAATTGGACCATAATTTTTTTCTAGGACTTTGAGAACTCTTTCCATGTGGATCAAAGCTTTATTTCGGTTTCGCGGCATGCGGAGAATTTTGTCGTCAGTAAGCTCTTCTTGCTTAGTTGCTTTCATGAGTCGTTGAGAGAATTTCATATTTTTATGAGTTTGGGCGCTAATCGCTCCCTATTCCCACCCCCTAGCGAGTAAGGGGTGGAGTAGGGGGGATTATATCTGATCGCCGCGGAAGGTCTGTTCGCCGTTTGAGTACTCGACGACTTCGTACTCCTGCTTGATGCGTTCGAGAACATCGGCATCCGTATCGCCCTTCTCGCCGTCGAAGTGGCCTTCGTATTCGTATTGATCGACGAGTATGCCCGCTTCATATTCTTCGCCGACCTTCTTAGCTTCGTAGACATTGAGGCCGTCGAATCCGTCAGCACCTTCGACTACTACTACTTGAAGTTTAGCTTTTTCCATATTCGTTATGTTTGGAGAACTAAGCTGTTCTCGATGTATATATACTATCATACCATCAGGATGGTAGCAAGTGTACTTATCCACAGTTATCCACACCTATACCATACCTATTAGTCTTGTCTAGCATCCTGTGTGCGCGGTAAACTCGGTTCAGCTACTGCTAGCCATCATTCGTAATTGGATGAAGTATCACGGTTTCCCACTGACCTTTGTGGTTGGTGGCTAGGAGTAGTGAACACTTGGAATTATGGAATATTGGGGGATCGTCCAATGGGAGGATATCGCGCGGAAAGAACATAAGTAATTGTGTTTTATCCGTGCGCGAAGATGCCGGTTCAACTCCGGTGACCCCAGCCTCGATAGTTCCAGGATTAACAATCCAAATAATCAACGACACCTTGAGAGCTGGTATATCGCTCTGAATGTGTTGTCGTTGATGCATTCAGATGTGAATCCCACGCCCTCAAGGTGTGGGTTATTTGTTTTTCAGGGAAGAATTTCGGCAGACCGGAAATCTGCCCTGAGAAATAAACGCTTATGGAAGATTACCCTTGTGGTTGTAAAAAAGAATTTCACTTCGATCACGAGGATTGCAATGAAGAATGCGGGCCAGAAACTGGTTGTGTCGAATATTGGAGTCAGTGGGGTTTATAGCCGGAATACTCCGGCCCTCGGGATAGACAGCGCGTCTTAGTCTCAACACTCAGTACCAGGAATATCCTACAGGGATAATACGGTTCTGTATCGGTGAGAGACGGGCTTTTGCCCTGAGGATTAAATCTATGTCGTCACGTTGGGTATCGTTAGCTAGTGCTCGTGAATATTATTTCGGCGATAAGAGATATGGGAACTATAGTTGGCCGAAATATACATTCTGGAAAATCGTACACAAAATACTGTTAAAAATATTTCTATGTTTTTCCTAGGTTTTTTATCCGGCATCGTATTCTGCGTTCTCGCAGCGATTATTCAGTTCCGCTATGAGCCGAAAATTGAAAGAACCATCGAACGTGTTCGCAGCGTAACCAGGGAAAAAGGAGAAATCCTTGAGGACCCGAAGGAAAAAGCAGAAATATTGTCCAGTATGTTTAACGAAGATGATGTATGAGTTGTGAATATCACACCTTCTCTGTAATTCATGATGACCACAAAGAACAGGTAGAAAGATGCGATGATTGTGGGTTCAAGAAAGTCTATAAGAAAATCGACGAACGTATCAACAACATGGAATATCTCGAAGATCATAAACGGGATTTCGCACAACCTGGTGGTAGGACGGATGGAATTTTTCAAAAGTATTATGGCCGGTAGACCGCTAAAATTTAAAACTGTCGAAGAGCTTCAAAAAAAGATTGATGCGTATTTTGATTCCTGCTGGGAAGAAAGGGAGGAAAAAGATGGCAATGGTGATGTCTTTAAGAGATATAAAGTCCAGATCACTCCGTACACCATTACCGGTCTTGCGCTGGCGCTTGATACGACCCGAGAAACCCTCATGGATTACGAAGAAAAGGACGGATATTCTGACACCATAAAAATGGCAAAGCTCCGTTGTCAGAACTTTGCTGAGCAGCAATTGTTCACAGGGAAGAATGCAGCTGGACCGATCTTTGCTCTGAAAAATTATGGCTGGCGTGACAAGATTGAAAATGAACTTACCGGCAAAGATGGCAAGGACTTAATCCCGGAAAATACGAATCTCGATAAGCTCGCTGAGTTGATTAGCAAAAAAAATAAAGATACCTATGAAACAGAAAATAATTGATAAAGAATTTCATTGGTTTGGTGAAAATTCAGAAGGAAATCAAATTGATTTTATTCAGTCGAATTTTCCGAGTAGAGATAAGGATGCTGTGATTAAGGGAACTTTTGAAATAGAAATGCCGAAATTTTGGGGGAAAGGGACATTGCAATATGAAACTAACGCAAGCACAGAAAGACTACATCCTAAGTCGAAAACCGACATTGTGGATTAAAGAATACAATGTAAAAAACGAACAAGGACTGGCGATCGACTTTCACGATCACCTGTACTTGTACGATTTGTACAACGATTTCAGCCCTTTACAAGTCATACCGAAAGCTGGTCAGGTCGGTTTCTCAACCACGGCAATTATTAAGACGTTATCAGCGTGTAAATATCGCGGGTTAGATGCGATTTATACACTCCCGACTGTCGCTGACGTGCACCAGTTCGTAGGCGGTAAAGTCAACCGTATCATCGCACAGAATCCTGTTCTGCAAAGCTGGGTTAAAGACAAAGATTCTGTCGATCAAAAATCGGTTGGTAACAACCTGATTTATTACCGTGGTACGTACACTGAACGCGCCGCTATCATGGTGAGTTCTGACTTGAATGTCTACGACGAAGTCGATCGCAGCAAGCAGGATGTAGTCGATCAGTATCATTCACGTCTCCAGCATTCCAAATACAAAATGGAGTGGTATTTCTCTAACCCAAGCGTGCCGAATAACGGGGTAGATAAATACTGGCAGCGTAGCGATCAAATGCACTGGTTCATTAAGTGCTCGCGTTGCAATTACCGACAATATCTTAAATGGCCCGATAACATAGACATGGATAAACAAATCTATGTCTGTAGGTCTTGCCATCAAGAATTACGTGACGAAGACCGTCGTGTCGGTCAGTGGGTCAATAAGTATGTCCTTGGCTCACAGGACGACATCGACGGCAAAACGATCACGCGCGATTTTCGTGGTTATTGGATCAGCTTACTGATGACCCCGTGGACGAAGGCTTCCGAGATCATCAAGCTGTACCAGACGAAATCGGGAGAATTCTTTTATAACTTCGTTCTCGGTTTGCCGTATGTCGGCAATGGGAACGTTGTAACGCAAGACGTGCTCTTTAGGAACCTAACGAGCGAGATCATCCAGCCAACTGACGAACAGAACGAACGTATCGTTATCGGTGTCGATACCGGCACCACGATCTATTACGTGCTTGGTAACAGCAAAGGCCTGTTCTATTACGGTAGCTGTACCGACTACGAAGAGATTGAACGATTGCTCATGCGCTACAAGCGTTCGATCGCGGTGTTCGATCAAGGCGGAGATCTCATCATGCCGCGCAAACTGCGCGAGAAGTACCCGGGCAGGGTTTTCCTCTGTCACTACTCGGTCGATCGAAAGACTATGCAACTCGTCAGATGGGGAGAAGATGACGAAGCGGGCAATGTCATCGTTGACCGCAACCGCATGATTCAGCTCGTTATTGACGAGTTCAGCGATAAACGGATCGGCTTACAGGGAGGTGAAGCCGATTGGTATGACTACTGGTTGCATTTTAAAAATATTTATCGCGTTAAAGAACTCAATCGGCTTAATGTCGAGGAAACCCGATGGGAACGTAGCGGCGATGACCACTGG